GGTGTGCCATTACACTTAGCAAACAAAAACAACCCTCAGCAATTAATGGGCTGCATAACCTATGCAAAAAGAAATGGTTTGTGTGCCTGCCTTGGAATCGCCGGTGATCAAGATGACGATGGTCAATCTGCTACGCCTGTAGATGAACTTCCAAAACCAGAAAGCAAACCACAGCCACAGCAAAAGACTGAAGCAGTTGAGCCAGAGCTGCCACAAGAAACACCGTCAGAACAAATCCCTGAGCCTGCCAACCCCATGCAAAAGCAACTGCTATGGATTAACGAGCAGATAATTGGCTTTGAAAGACATAGGCACATGGGTCAACACAATGCGTGGTCAACGGAAAACAGTGAGACACTTAAAGAGCTGAAAAGTGCCAACAAAGAATGTATGACGATTTACTTAAAAACTGGAAAAAGAGAAAGGCTGTTTTAGAAAATGTCTGATTTTGAAAAACTACTCAACGCTACCGTTTTTAAAAATGAAGAACGGTTTGACAATGGCACACCTATGACTGGTGGCAAACCTAACTTCTCAAACAATAAGCTGAGAATTGAACGTGACTTGCCAGCAGGCGAATACAGCCTGGGTATATGGCAGTATGCCGACAGCGGCAACCTGTCTATCAGCCTGACAACCAAGCCAACTGCCAGCCCAGTCACAGGGCAAAGCCAGGGGAGTATTGACGATGACTTCTCTTGAAGCAAGCAACGACACAGAGCCAAAACTTTACACGATACAAAAAACGGCTGCTCGTCTTTTTGGTACTGACTACACGCCTACCGATCTAAATAGAGTCTACAGGATGGTGGCAAAAAAAGAAGTGGTATGCCAAAAGGTAGGCGGTCGCAAATTCATTCCTGTGTGGCAAATTGAAAAACTGGAGCAAGGTGATGATGAATAGCCCCGAACAAGATACGATACCAGCGATTAATGCGGTGCTCAACAACGTAGCCAAGATTGTGAGTGATCGTGGTGAAACCCACGGGGATTTTCGTGAGGTGTTTGAGCTGACCGCACAGCTCTGGTCAGTCTATCTGGGTATGCCAGTTTCACCTCAACAGGTGTGCGCTCTTAACAGCTTGCAGAAGCTATCAAGAGATCAGGTGAGCGACACGGCACACAGAGATAATTTCATGGATGTGGCTGGCTATGCCGCCATAGGTGTGGCACTGCAATCAGATCGCTGACTACTGATAGCCTGCAAGGTCTGTAATTTTTATGGGCGGTCTTGGCTGTTCAAATATCTTTTTAATTTGTCTTTTTCTCAGTGCGTAGAATCCAACGGCAAATATTGCCAATGGTAAAACCGCTATCAAGTACCCCATCGAAACAGTCATCTATTATTCTCCATCAAACTGGTGATGGTGAGGGCAAGTTTGCCCCCACATACCATTCCTTTAACCCCACAATGCTGTGTTGAACTTAACAGCGTCTAAGGCATCTTGCTCAGGGTTGTCGATCCAATGACCATATTGCTGTCTTGTCGTTTCTATCGACTGATGACCCATCAGGTCGGCAATGCGCGGCATATCATCACCAAAGGTTGCCAAGCACATACTTGCAAAAACGTGACGCAGATCATGCCATCGTATGCGAGGTAAGCCATCGATCTCATCGCACATTGGATGGAGAACGCGCCTTCGCCAATTGTCAGCAGTTCTCTCATGCGTGCCAAGTCTTGTTGGGAAAACATAATCCTCATCAGATGAGAATTTTGATTGCAATTTGTACTCTGCTAATCGTTTTTGCAGATCAGGCGTAAGGAAAACATCACGCCTTGCCTTTGAAATCTTTTTCTGCTTTGTCATTTTTGGAATGTCAGCAGATACATTTCCCCCTCGTTGCCTACGCATGGCAACTCTGACTTTGACAACTTTTCTGTTAAAATCAACATGCTTCCACTTCAATGCAGACTGCTCTCCAAACCTCAAACCAGTCTGGGCTGCAAAAGCTATGACGATGCCTTTCGTGCCACCTATCGTGGCTGACAGGTCAACCAGTTGCCTGATTAGTGGCAGGCTGATTTTTTCTAATCCAGCCTTTTCAGCTTTATCTTCGCCAACATATTTTTGAATTTCAAGTTTTGCCAGTCGAGCTGGATTTTTTAAACACCAACCTTGACGAATTGCCACATCGAATACTTGTTTTAATGTGTTGTGTTTGTGTTTGCGTGTTTGATCTTGTCCATCAATTGTAAGAAGTAATTGCTCTACAATTGTAGGCGTTACATCTACACACATCATTTGTGCGAATTTGTCATCATCGTAATTTATTGATAACCAATCAAGAGCATTTCTTAATAACCCTCTTTTATGACTATCACAAATTATGCCACGCTCTTCACGGCTCTTGGTTAATTTATTAAATTCTTCAATTGCTGCACCAACAGACTTTTCTGGATGTCGCATTATAATACCGCCTGATTTTTGTGCAGTGTTTAAATCAGACGCATATTGACCAGCTAACTCTTTAGTCAAAAAATAGAATTTTTTCTGACCTTCTTTTGCACCCATAATTTTTATATTTGTGCCATCAATGTCAACATACCAAAATGCACGCTTCATCTTTTCTTTGTAAGAATCACGCTTCACCTCAATGTGATGGTAGGTTTGTCTTTTTATAGTTGTGCTTTGATTTGTCATAGTTACTTTTCCCTTTTGTATGTAATCAACAGTTACAATATATAACCAAAAAATAACACACGCAAGGGAATTGCATCCGCCAAAAGGCGGACGGTCACGATCTATTTGTCGCTGGAGCCTTCGCTGGGACATGAAAAAGCCACCCCGAGGGGTGGCTAAGTCATTGATATTATTGGTAGGCGCTACGGGATTCGAACCCATGACCGTCCGCTTAAAAGGCGGATGCAACACTAATACAGATTGTACCCAGTCACACATATCACGGTTTTCTGCGGTTTTCACTTGCATGATTTACACAGATTACTCGTATTCGCACTAATTAGCAAATCTACTTGTCGCTGGCATTTCGCTGGGAGCAAGTTTCCAGCGAAGATTTAGCACCGTTCCAACTGCTTTTTGAGTGCCTCAATTTGTATGCGTAGTCGGTCATATTTTTGGTGGGAATTGTTACGCCTGGCTTTTGTCAGAGTGACAAATGGCATCAAGAGGTAGTCGAGGATTGTTATTTTTTAGGCCGTGCAGCTCTGTCACCGAACCACCACAAGAGACAGGTGCTATTTAAGAAAACAACCGACTGTATTATGGTTTCTCTTTGTGCAAAGTCATGGCTGGTGGCGTAGATGTAAAACACTAGCCCCACTAACATGACGGTAAGTGCTGGTCTCATCAACCTGAGTATGGCAGCCACCCAGGGGTATGGAACTTCAACGCCTGACATTAAATTGTAAGACGCTGCCCGTGCTGCTCCAGCACTCTGCTCTTGCACTATCGCCAGCTCATTCTCTAGCTCATCAGCACGCAGCTCGGATTGAAGCCTGTGCATTTCCATCGTGCGTTCATGTTCACCTTTGGCTTTTTTCTCTTCCATAAACACATCAGCAAAATTGAAAACCTTGCCTAAAACACTGCCAAGGATTCCAGTTGCACCGCCAGTCAAAACTGAAAGTATCATATCCATTCTACCATTGTCTCCTTCGACCCATGTCAACGTGTATGAAAGTTTGATACCTCATACCAAAACCCTTAAATCCGCATTGCTCGGCAGCCTTGCGTATCATTTCTTTATCTTGGCCCTTGAGCTGGACATCAAATGCGTGACCTGAGAGATGACTGCTTCTAGGTGCACCCCCAATTTTAGAATTGTGGTACGGTGATCTGTATGCAGAACTCAGACTTAGTGAACGACCAACCAATGATCGCAAGTTGTCCAAGGCAAAAAGCGCATCTGTGTTGATAAGAATTTTGCCAGTGCCTTTGCAAGCTATCTCTGCTGGTTGAAAGTATTTAAAATGCCATACGGATTTTGGTATCTCATTGTAATGAGTATACAGCATCACCGCCCCCAGATTTTACGCCACAGGTAGGCATCAAAGTTTGCAATCAGGCCACTTATTTTTTTTGCTAGTTTTGT